AATCAGACAAGTTCTCCCGAAATGATTGAAAAGAAAAAAAATGATCGGATCGCGGAACTTCTCGCGGAAAAAATGAAACAATACGAAAACCAATAATTATGATACAAGTAAGTTTTAGCGGAGGTCGTTCTTCCGCAATGATGGCAAAAATTATGATTGATAATTATCCTAAGGATGAATTGATATTTACTTTTGCCAATACTGGAAAAGAAATGCCTGAGACATTGGACTTTGTAAACGCGTGCGATTTGGCTTGGAATTTAAATGTAGTTTGGATTGAATTTTGCCCAGAGAATAAATTTAAAATTGTAAATTACGAAACAGCTTCACGAGATGGGAAGCCATTTGAACAGTTAATTGAAAAAAGAAATTATTTGCCTAACAGGGTGACAAGGTTTTGCACTAGCGATTTAAAAATAAAACCAATGTCAAAGTATCTGCAAAGTTTAGGTTTTAAGGAATGGGATACAGCCATAGGAATAAGAAGAGATGAGCCAAACCGATACCATAAAATGAAAAACAAGTTAAAAAAAGATAGATGGGAATATTTATTTCCATTGTGGGATACATACGCAACTAAACAAAGTGTTGCTCATTTTTGGAAACAACAAACCTTTGATTTAAATATTCATAGCGAGCATGGTAACTGTGACTTCTGTTTTCTTAAAGGATTAAAAAAGAAGGTTGCTCAGGCACATTTAATGCCCGAACGCCTACAATGGTGGATTGATATGGAGGCAAAAATAGGAAGTAAATTTCATTCCGATTTTTCGATGACTACCTTAAAACATTTAGCTCTAAACCCACAACTATTTGACGAACCTAATATTGATTGTTTTTGTGGGGATTAATAGAGCAAAAAAATCAAAATTACTTTTAAATTAAAACCAATAAATTATGAACAAATTACCAAAAGAAAAAGCAAAGGAACTATTTGACCTGTACCACAACCTTATTCAAGAAATTGGGGGTGACTTGGGGCATGAAATTCTTGTATCAATATTAGCAAAGAATTGCGCTTTAATTGCAGTAGATGAAATTTTGCGTATAAAGTCAGTTAATAAGGATGATATATTATCAAATTACTGGGAAGAAGTTGAACAAGAAATTAATAATTTATAAAAAACCAAACATGAACAACTTACCAATGATAGCAAATCGAGTGGAAGAGAAAATACAAGATGTGCAGCTTGTTATCCAGAACCGCGAATTAAGAATTTTTAAGACAGGCACAAAGGAAGCTATACCAAAAATTACCCACGTTTTAAATCAATTGTTACCGGTATATGGCATTGAGGTAAAACCCGACCAGTTGATGGAACTCATAGATTTCGTAGCATCGTACAAGTTGATTTCTGTAGATGAGATAAAACTGGCATTTGAGAAATTTGCAAAGGATGAGTTAAATTTAAATGACCATAAATTATATGGGAAAGTAGATCTTTATGCGATAGGCAAAATACTATCCTCATACATTACTTGGAGGCAAAAAATCTATTATGCCATTGATAGCGATATACAGGCAAAGAAAGAAGAAGAGGATAGGATTAAACGCCTGGGTAAAGTAGCTGAAGATTATGATAAGGACTTTGATAATAAGCTAAAGAACTTTAATAAATCCTTAGATGAAATACCTATCTTTTGGTATGATGAATGCGTGAAAAGGGGATATATTAAAGATTGGTTTTATGGCGAAAAAGAAGAGTTGTGGAAAGAAGCGCAGGAAATGGCATTGAAAGAAAAACCTACCTCGGATAATTTGATAGATAGAAAGATCCACATGAGAAAAATAGAAGATGGAAATATGCCTAGGGCCCGGGCACTGGCGTATAAATTAGCCGTCTGGCGCAAGGTATTATTAAGAGATTAATCGTTTGTTTTTTGTCATAATTTGGTTTTTTGGGTGAGGCGTATTTTGTGCCTCACTTTTTTTATTTTTTTTATACAAAATACATACAACTGATATTTTTTATTTGTATCTTTGATTTAATAAAAACCAAAATCATGACACCAGAAGAAAGACAAAAAGCAATATCAGAGGCATTTTACCATATAGCTATATATGCTATGGTAACACACACGCATTCACGCGATGGATTACATAGACTTGAATATATGATGAATATTATAAATCAAATTCCTGTTATTGGAGATACAGATTACAGTAATTTTAATCATAGATATTACAAAGGTATTTTAGAAGATGCCATAAAAATGAATAAAGAGTTTAACGAAAATATTAAAAAACCATGAATGACATTAACGTAATGGTGATAAACTACCTAAATGATGTTTATCACATAAAAGACACCTCCGTCGAAGGTGTAGAGAAGGCAATAGATGATATTTTTAACTTTGAAAATATTTTGCCTCAATACAAATCGCTATTTAATAGCCTAATGGTTGAAGCTATTGATTTTGATTATGTGAGTGAAAGATTAACTTTTATTAAACTTAGAGATAAATTAGAAGCTGAATAAAATGGAAGTAGCGAAAATTGGGATAACTCCCGCACAAATTGAAACTTTAGCGCAAGCAGGCGTAATTCCTGCAGGAACCCCAGCCGCACAGGTTGAGGTATTTGCCGAAAGTTGCCGTCAACATGGATTGTCTCCTTTTAAAAAGGAAATATACTTAGTGGCGTATAACAGCCGCGACGGAATGAAATATCACACTATTGTCGGAATAGATGGTTTACAACAAAAAGCGGCGCGCACTGGAAGGTTTGCAGGGATAGACGAAGAGCAATATAACAGAATGTCCGATGGCACTTATCAAACATCTAGCCAACTAAAAGCCGCAAAAGAAATGCCTATTTCATGTACAGTAACTGTCTGGGCTATCGTTGGAGGAATCCGCTGCCCGTTTACTGCTACGGTTTTGTTTGCCGAGTATTACCCAGCCGTTTCATCCGGTAAAGATAGTTATTCAAAAGCGGCTACGATGCCATTTAATATGATAGCAAAGTGCGCTAGGGCTAAAGCTTTAAAGATTGCATTTAGTGATGAACTTTCAGGGCTACATATTGAGGAAGAAAAAGCCGCTTTTGAAGATGCTACTATTCAGGCAGCGGAAGTTAATCCTGCTATTGAAATTAATATAGAGGATTTAAAGACAAAAATACTATCCTGCAAAAATAGAGATGAATTAATTAATTTATACGCCTCAAATCCTTTGCACAAGAAACACGCTGCTTTATTTACCGAAATGGCCAAAGCTCTTCAAAACAAAACAAATGAATGAAATAACGCATCTTAGTTTTTCGAGATTAAAGGCTTTGTCTCATTCTCCTTTATGCCTTAAAAGGTATATTGAACAAACAAGAACATCCACTAAAGCAATGGATGAAGGTACGCTACTTGATTGCCTTTTGTTTGAAGAAGAATCATTTCATGATAAGTTTTTTATCATGCCAGAAGGCGTAAAGAAGCCAACAATAGCACAAATTAACGCTAAAAAACCATCGCCCGAAACTTTGGAGCAAATAACGCTTTGGGAATCTATCCAAATGAGAATAGGTAAAAGAATTGTTATTACTCAGGATCAATACGACGATAGCGAGTATATCGCTGAATGTGTACGAAATAATAGTACTGTTGTTTTTCAAGGGCTTTTACATCAAGATAGTTTTAATTTTCAAGTAACCACCGATTTCTTTTACAAGGGTTTTAAGCACAAAGGAATTAAAGATGCCGAAGGATTAGACAGAAATGGTAAGCACGTTATTTGGGATTTAAAAAGAATGGGAGCGAGATCAGGCGAACAACTTGTAAGGTCTCAAATCAGACATAATCAATACGACTTACAGGCTGCCATTTACTGCCACATATACGACATTGAAAATATACCAGTTGATTACTTTATAATTGCGGTTGATAATGAAGGATACGTTACTCCTTTTAAAATTTCCCGTGATGCTAGGGAAAAAGCCCGATGGCAATGGCATAGATTAATCGCAGCAGCCCACAGGGTAAATATGGAAGGGATGGATATGGGCCCCGAGTTCTGGGGAGACAGTGAAGGATTTTTTGATTTTTAAAATAAATTAAAATGACAGAGCAACAAGAAAAATTAATATCCATTGAATATCTTTTAGATATTATTGATAATTTATTAGGCAATAATACACTGGCTTATGATTTTTGGATATTTAATGAAATTAGTTTAGCCGCAAGAGAAAAATATGAAAAGGAAATAATGGAAGCCATTGAAAAAGGGGTTAAATATACCGATGGAATAATAAGCGATGAAAGATTCCCATTTTAAAACAAAAGCATAAAATAAATTAAAATGAACGACAAATCATTAGAAAGAGTATTGGATGATATATTAAATGATATGAATTCAGTTTTTATATTATTAACAAAAAAAATAGAAGAACTTGAACAAGATTTGATTGATTTAGAAAAACTCTATGAACAAGTTAAGTCAGATAAAGATGAAGCTTACAAAAAAGGCTACGAAAATGGTTCAAAATACAACGATAAAATATAGCAAAGAAGGATCTCCATTTTAAAAAACTATCATGAAGGAGTATAATAGTAAGATGTTAGAGATTAAGGCTTTTTGTGAAGAAGTTAACGCTTGGATTAGCACAGCCCCATCGGCTGAAATGCTAGATGAATGTGATGAATATTTGAGACAATTATCTGCTTATTACTCTCGATATACGGTTATATCTGGCATGAATGAAAGTATTTATTCATATCTTATGATGAGTTGCATTAGAGATATGCCAGAGGAGGAGTATAAAAGAGTTAAGCACTCCTCCACATTAACCGATTTTTATGTTAAAGGGAAATACCCAAAAGCTACGGCGATCTTCGAACAATGTAGAGCCGTTCAAAAGTTATTATTAGTAACTTCGGATAATTATAGAACTTTGCTTAGTAGCTTTAGGCAGGAAAGAATATTAGTCGGTCACATGACTACATAAAGATATTTGCAGACCTCGGGTTTAGGTGAATGTTATTTTCCCCAGATTAGACATTTCTTTCCACCTATTCGCGTCAGAGGATGAATTGGCAGCACGGAAAGACGGCATTTTAAAACCATATTGTTGACGTCAACAAAATGATAATCATGGCAATAGAAAACATTTATGACAAATATTTTAAAAATTCACAACTAAGCGTTGATGAACTAATGAAAGCTTCTGGAAGGAATCCAGACTATGACGAAAACAAGGCATTTAGGACAAATGAAAATAAGCTTCGCTACGACCTTTGCCCAGCAATAGCACAAAGGGAATATGCGAAGGTTTGGACTGAAGGATTAAAAAAATATCCTGAAAGAAATTGGGAGAAAGGTTTTCCCTTTTCCTTGGTTATCGCCTCCTCTATGCGTCACCTTGAAGCCATGCGACTGGGTGAAATGGTTGATGCAGAAAGTGGGCTTTTGCATTCAGCGCACTTAATGGCTAATGCAGCAATGTTAACCGAGTTTTATTTTACTCATCCAGAACTAAATGATTTACAAAAACCAATAAAATGATTTTAACCGACAAAACAATCATTGACGAAATAACAGCTAAAAACATCGTCATTGAACCTTTAACTCTTGAAAACATTGGTACAAATAGCGTTGATTTAACGTTATCTAAAACTTTGTTAATGTACACAGACCATGTTCTTGACGTCAGGAAAAAGCCGCAAACGGTAGATATGATTATTCCGGAAGAAGGATTAATTTTAAAGCCCGGTATCCTTTACCTTGCCTCAACTGTCGAATATACGGAGACACTTCGACACGTTCCAATAATTCAAGGCAAATCATCATTAGGAAGGCTTGGGTTATTTGTTCACATAACCGCAGGTTTTGGAGACGTAAATTTTAAAGGGCATTGGACTTTAGAACTGGCTTGCATTCAGCCAGTAAAGATATACCCAGGCATGAAGATAGCGCAAATCTGCTACCATGACATTAGTGAAATGCCATACACTGATTATGCTTCTAAAGCGGATGCAAAGTATAAAAATCAGGGAAGTGATCCAGTTGCCTCAAAGAACTATTTAAACAAATAGCCATGACGGAGGAAGAAGAAAAAGCAAGAAAGAAGGCTTACAATGAAATGTATCGAAAAAATTTAAGCCGTTTCCAAAAAGAAAAAAGAAGGCTTAAAATGCAGGAGTACAACAAACGAAGAAATAGCAATTTAACGCCAGAACAACTTAAAGAAAGAAGCGATAAGTATAAAGTTTATTACTATGAAAATAGAGATAAAATTTTATCAAAAAAAATTGAATACCGTCAAAAAAATGCAGATAAAGATAAAGCCTATCAGGCTGAATATAGAAAAAAGCAAAGAGAAAAATATGTAATAAGTGGTATTTATTACGCTGAACATCGTGAAAGGCTATTAGCAAAAAGAGCCGAATATCGGGAAAAATATAAAGATGAAATCAAGGCTTATCAAGCCGAGTATCGTAAAAAACAAAAAGCTAAAAAAGAATCATGTTAACAGAAAATGAAAAACAAAAATTAACTAAAGAAATAGCACTCCTCATTGTAGCCGCTGGAGGTTTATTAACGCTATTTTATGCCATGTACTTTATTATTGACACACTAAAAAAATGGTATTGATGTATTACTTAATAAAATGGAAGTCAGGCAAAATAATCACCAACGCCCCGACGGTTGAAGAGGCGATAGAAAATTTTAAAAAACTAGGTATTGAAGTACCAGACAAAGAAATTACGATAAGTAAGTTTGGTAAGTAATTAGTTGTTAAAAGTGTTGTTTTTGATCCCATATCATTAGGTATGGGATTTTTTTTTAAATAAATACATAAATATTTTTTTATATAATTATTTATACATATTTTTACAAAAGAAACAAAAAAACATTTTTATTACTACTAAATTTTAACAAATGGAAAAGCAAATTTATTCAGTAATGTACTTTGGTAACGCTACAATCTATCAAGATTTATGCGAAGAAGTAGCCGCCTACTCTAAAAGGCACGCTGTTGAAAAAGTTTATGCCAAAATGCGTAATGAAGATTATTTCCCGCAAGAAGATTTCCTTTGGGGAGGACTTGTAAAGGATTGCGACGGCAATGTTATTGCAGAAGTAGGGAGCGAAAGCATCGAGTATGATGGAGGTTATTTTTACGCGGAACTAAAAATAGTTGAATAATGAAAGAGCCAATTATTGAAACATACGTCCCACAAAATAAAAGGCTGCCTTATCAGGTAGCCGCTGGCATTGGTGTTGCTTTTGTTATCGGGTTGATTTATTCCCCAATAAATACAAGTTATAATTATACTTCCTTTGTTCCCATCATTACGCATGATACAGTTTACGTTCACAAAATAACATCGCTTACTATCCAGGGCAAAGATGAAAAAAAAGAAATTGATGAAAGCGCCTACGGATCTCGTTCATATGGATGGGAGGTGCGCAAGTTATCAGGGGAAGAACTTCGTAAAACATTAGAAGGTAGAGGCTTCAGGAATTTAAAAGGAGTTGACCGTTCAAAGTTGCGTCGTATATACCTTGCTTACTGCTACGAATCAATGTTGATGAACGTTCACGTTTTAACCGATTTCCCAGTATCAATGATTTATTCCTTTTTTATCATTGAGGCAACCAGTCAAGGGGTTGAAACTGAACTTTGGAGAAAGCACGCCAACGCTGGAGGAGTTAAAGCTCTTAAAGGTCATGGCACTGTGACGTACAAAACTCGCGAAGTTATAAGAGGCAAAAATAAATACATAAGGGCTAAATTTATGAGTGCCGAAACCACCGAAGAAGGCATGAAGCTTTGGGCTAGTGTTTTGAACTCTGGAAGATACGCGGCTTGCAAGAAGGCAAATTACAGGATGAAAGGAATAAAGTTGTACGAAAGTATTTGTAAATGCGTGTATAAATCAGGGTATCACACCGACACCGATTACAAATTTAGAGCGTCATTAATGGCTGAGTACTGGCAAATTAAACGAGATAACTTTCCTTTGAAGAAAGAATACAATCAATTTTAAACCAAAAAAACAAAAAACAAATGGAAAAAAACTTTACTAATAATCAATTCAAATGGACGTTTGAAAGTATATCGGACAACATTCCAACAATCATGCTGGTAACTATCCTTTTGACGTATGGCATAAATGCCTACCTGACTGCTATATTTTTACCTTTAGATTTTTGGCTTGCTATCATTGCAGCCTCTATTCTACAACTAGGTCGATTTGCCGTCGTTTTCATGGACTTTCTTAATCCAACTAAGGGTAGAAGTACTTACCCACCTAAAATAGCATTAGGCGCGACTATAGTGGCTTTAATAGAAATATTCTTTGGATTGCAGGAACACTACGAAGGTGGGGAATATATAACTATGTTTTTATTTATTGGAACTATTATAGTTTTTGGTTATCTTTTGGAAATAAACTTTGTTGACAAAGGAGTAGAAGCCTACGGTATTAATGAGCCAAAAATTATAAAAAGAAGAAGGCGTAAAATCATTGTTAAGAATGCCAATGAAGAGGCACCTAAACAGTTTAGAAGAAATATTGCTGGAATACAAATGTCAATGTTTTAATCATGAAGAAAAATAAAAGTAAAACAGGCATTGAATACCTGAGAGGTATTTATGATAAGGATGACAAGTGTCCTTTAGTTTTTGAAGCCGCCGATATGCTACAAATGGAAATAATGGATGAATTTTCTCAATGGCTTGCCGATGATGGTTGGATAAAATCTGCTTATGGTTCACTTTGGTATAATGGAAAAGTTAATGAAAAACCTAATAAATTAAGCGAAGTTTATCAGATGTTTTTAAAAAGTAAATGCGAATGACAACATACATAGGAGTTGATCCAGCCATTAGACTAAACGGTATGGCGGCGTGCTTTATTTTGCCAAACAAAGAGGTTGAATTTAAAAAATACAAAAGATTTGTAGATTTTTTGGAAGACTCTTTTCACTGGCATAAAGATTATAAAAACGTTGTTGTTTTAGTGGAAGATAGTAGCCTTCAAAATGTAACTTTTAATTCTTCCATTAACCGCGCTATCCTTTCCCGTATGTCCCGTAATGTAGGCATGAACCAAGCGGCTTCAAGAATCGCTTACGAATGGATTAAGGAGCAAGGTTGCGAAGCTTACAATATTTCCCCGGAACAAAAGGGCAAAAAATGGGGAAAGGAAATATTTATGAAAGTATTTCAAAACGAAGGCTACAAATTTGAACCAAATTTTAAACCAGCAAAAATAAGTCAGGACGAAATTGATTGTTTTACTCTTGCTTTACAAGCTAAAAATTACCAAAAACATGAAAAGAAATAGTGAAATGATTGACGGCATTAGTGTTGCCACATGGAAGGAAATTGAAAAAATTTCTAGGCAATATCCGAAACCTATCAGATATGCTGAAGGTACAGTAGCAAGAATAACAATACTTAAATTTTACATGGAGCCTTTAATGAAAGATGAAAGGGCACCAATGGACATGATGGAATCAGGACGAATGATTACGATAGCGTACAAAATTTATAAAGAATCAAATGGAGATAATGTTAGAGAATTAGCGTTAACTTTATTAAAGAAATATATAAGTTAGGTTGATTACATTTTGTTAATTAGTGGTAATATCGGGGTAACATTTGCGTTGCCCCTTTTTATTTAGGAATTTACTAAACCTATTTTTTCTATATAATCACCAACGGCCCTAGCGTGGCATAAAGCTATATTTTTTTGAAAGTCAGCATCAAACATTAATTTTGCATCATGGTAATTTGTGAAGAAACCGTTTTCAGACAAAACCGCAGGCATATTGGTTTGAGTTAAAACATGAAATCTAGCTTCTTTATCGTGATCCCCGTCGGTTGTATCAGGCCTAAAAATCCAATTTGGAAATTGTGATTTTACTCGATAAAATAAAAATTCTGCATAAATATCAGATTTAGTTTGTCCTGGAGAAGTAAAAACTTCCCATCCTCTAGCACTTTTGTTTTCCGCTGCATTTCCATGAATGCTTAAATACAATGATGCTTTATAATTCTTAGCTGCAAAGTTCGCCTTATTTACTCTTTTAGTTAGTGATGTGTCTAATATTTCATCGTAAACCTTCATTGTTATAAAGCCCCAATCATTTAAATATTGTTCAATATATTGCACAACGGCACGATTAAACACACCTTCAAAAAACCATCCATATGAATGAAAGCTGCCATTATTGTGTTGCGCACATTTAGCAGGATAGGTTGTATAACCATTTGGTAATTTTACCTTAGGATTAATACCTCCATGACCAGCATCGAGAAAAATACAAAATTCATTTTTATTCATAATTCACAATTTTAAAGGGAGGCATAAATCAATATACCTCCCTGAAGCCGCATAAGGTAG